ACCTTCCATGATTCCTTTGATTTTGCGGACAGTTTCAGCGCCATCCGTCTTATGTATATCAAATAGAATGCTATCGTAGGTATAGAGCACTGGAAGACTTTTTTTATTTTTAAGATACTTCTGTAATTCACTCAAAACTCCAACTGCAACTTCGGTCTCAAATGCTTGTAAAATGTAGTTGAAAAGCTTAGTTGGAGTGGCGTCTTGAATATGACACGGTTTGATTTTCCTGAAATACTTGGGAGTTTCTATATAACCGTTTTCTTCAAAGAATTTCCACCGATGATTGATGTATTCCTGCATTTTAGCGAAATACGGTATATGCACCCACCTCTCATCCACACCACCATAAAGCTGTCTAAATGTAAGCCCCTTTGAAACTGCAATATCCTCCTCTGTTATATCGTTCTTGTTGAAATAATATTTAGCCAAATACTCATATGGATTTACATCACTTCCCATTGGGAAATTTGCTAACTGGGCAATCAACCTTGGGTGAAACGCGTTATAATCCATCATCACCAACATACCATCGGAACCAAATCTTGAAATAAATGCATCTCTAGAACCATCGTGTTTCTTCAACGCTGCGTAATTGACACCAGCAAAACGATTACTCGGTCTTCCTGTTGCTGTGAATAAGTTGTATTGTGAGTGAACTATTCCGTTTTTTATTTGCCGTTTTTGTTCATCGCCAAACGCCTTCACAAATAACTTTTCATCAACACAAAGACCAGATGTTTCTAACCACGCAAAACTTTCAACCATCGTGCTGTTCATGAAAACTAAACTCTTATCGTTTATTTCCGCTGAGGTTGGTATCCCCATCTTAGCCACAGTCTCTTCAAATACTCTAGCATGTTTATATAACGGTATACAGCGGTTTGCATCCTTCATACCCCAAAACAAAGTTTTTATAAAAATGTGAGAATTGGTTGCCATCGTATCCAACTCAACTGTAGAACCATCTCGTAGATATAAAGAAATATTCATATCAATGAAGCCATAATCAGCACCAAGGAGTTGAACGGTTGTCTTTTTATCAAATACCAACTTTTTAACTGACCTCGCAACACCACGATCCATAGTAAGTTTTAGAGTGTCTTTGAGAGCGGGCAATGATTCAGGCAAACAGATCGCCTCATTGTGATCAATTGGTAAACACCACTTTCCACCTATTTCTGTGAACTCAAAGAAAATAAGACTGATTCCTGTGTTCGTGGCGTGCCTCTCATCGTCCAACGGAACAATGTCCATAATGAATGACCTACTTAAAAGTTTACTTAGTAAAGCATCCAAATCCTGTTTAGTTTCTACAATAACCACAAGAACAGACTATCAACTCCCATACGTTTGTCAATTATTATTCGTCCAAAATTCCAATGGGTTAGTCAATGTGTATGATAAATCAACACCAGTTTCAGTCTTTATTCTCTGTATTTCATCTTGATTTTCAGTCTCAACACCAAACTTTTGTATAATACCCTTAGTTTTTATAGGAGTTCTTGGACCAGAAATCTTCCAAATCACCGATACAATTGAGTATAAATCGGTGTTTATTTTATCACTCTGTTCTGGATTTATTTCAACTGCCTTATTATCATTTATCCGTTTTGCAAACCACCGCACAAAAAATCCTTGTTTGTAATCGTCGCCTGTTGGTTTTGGTTGATACGCAACAGGTGAATCCCCTGTAAACGGAGACTCAAGTCCATACTCAGATGATATTTTGTCGTTATAAATCATTATGTTGTCACGTAACTTAGAGGTCGGCAATCCGCTTTTATCTCTGTCTTCCAGGTTCCCCCACCTATCTTTTGAGTTATATCACGAATTTGCCACACACACCCTTTGTAATTATATGGATTTGGAACGTGATCCAATGTAAATTGTCCTAAGAATGTAAATCCACCTATTCCCAAAGTCTCCATCGTGAATGTTGTTCCTGGCATAATAGGCGAATTTACATAAATCATGGTTCCGCTATTATCCTTAGTCAAAACAGATTTCATAAAATCTGAATCATGTTCGGTTAAAATATATTTTTTCTTACCACCCTTTCGTTTATAACAGTAGAATCTATTTTCGGTAGTAAAATCCCGAGACGAAACAGGCTTCTCAGATTTTTTGTCCGAATCAGATATTCCAGTGTCAGGAACCGTGCCAACATCATACAGTCTATCATTACCAACGAATCGATTTGCTTTCTTCATATCTACCGACACATTTGTTTTATTTGGGGATAACACTTCTGCTGAACTTTGCGCAACCATTTGATTAATCATATTTTGGCTTAAATTAATCTCCAACCCAACATTCGTCATAAATGCAGAATTCACTGACCCAGGAACGAATCTTGTTAGTTCTATAACCGATTTTGGGGTGGATCTTGGGTTACAATTAGCATCCATAATAGATAATTCCGATGAATTGGGTTTAGGATATAATTTTAATTGGACAATACCACAAAATGCCTCTGAGATGATGGCCAGTAAATCTTGAATCATGCTGTAAGCCGTATCATTTCTACCCATTACGGTCTTTATTAACTCAGTAGACACAAAAATATCCTTGAGATATCCCCATGTTCCTGGGAGGAGATGTTTGTTGTTCTCACCAACTCCTTTAGAAAATACAGGAAAAGAATTACTTCCAGAACTATAATTGAATAATTGTTTTAAGTCATCAAATTCTTTTGTTAGATTTTGAGATGTCATAATTGACTCTATTCCAGTTCCCTTGAATAATTTAAAGTATTTAACGGATTCATCGCCCACCTTAATTTCGGTTTTTTCTAATGTTTTATATCCCTCTTTTTCACTTTTACCGCCTACCAATAATGCCTCAGCCGTCTCAGAATTTATAGTTGTAAATCTAGGAGCATATTGATTTGGTATTAGGATATCTTTATTAATTGATTTGATTGCCGGATGCCCACAAATAACTGTTTCACTAATATCTAAAACCAAACCTTTTCCAATTGGATTTCCACCAATGTCTTTAAAAACTAGAGAAAAGTATCTGTTAAATATTTCTGTAACTAAGTCCATTCTCAACCATATCTTATTTTCGGTTGCTCCTGATGTTCCTGGAATTGTAGATTTATCTGTTGTAAATACTTTTCCATCTGTGTTAAATTTCGGCTTGATGATAACTGCGTCTTTTGATTGATGTCTTTCTTTATTTATTCCTATAGCAAGATTATTTATATCCTTGTCTACAAATTCTATAAAACTTTTTCTAGAAACAGACGTTCCATCCGGATTTTTTTCTGTTATAACTGTGCTCTTATACGCCTGACCTTCAATCAACCAATTGGTATTAACAAATTCTGTGAAACAGTCATAACCACCCTGAGCATTTAAACTAAAACCGTAGTTAAAAATGAACCCCAACATCAAATCATAATTTCCATTGGACAATTCAATTTTATCCATAACTTTATTGCCGTCAAGTAATAAATCTAAAATTCCTTGGTTACTTTTTAAATCCACTAAAGAACTTGGGTTATAATTATTCCATCCCCATTCAACTACCGCAGTAATTTTCGGAAACAAAAAATATGGAGCTAAATAATTTAGTTGATCCAGAGAATAACATTTCCAATTTACTCTAGCTTTTCTACACAATCCACTGAAACTGGAGTTCTGACCACCATAGAGAGTCACGTCAACCGACTCAATTGATGGTGGTGGTCTATGAGGAAATGATCCACCCATTGAAGATGGTAGAGAGTGAACCTCACCGTTGGCGTCATACCCCAAAATAGTTCTACCATCTGCAGTAAATCCATAACTTTCATTAAATCCGTGAACCCCTCCCATCACAAACCCCTCATGATTTGATAAAAGAATCTTTTTTGGTTGCTTTTCTTTTTCATCCGCTTCGTCTTTGGTCTCAACTCCGTAGTCTGGGTTAGTTATAGAATCTTGTGGAGAAATTCCATTTGAGAAAAATCTAACCCAAGAAGTTTTTGGACCAGAGTATGTAGTAGTTGTTATATCCATTCCAGATTCTTTGGATCGTCTAAGTAATTCAGGTTCTACCCAGTCCATTAATGGATGTAATCCCCACGGAACTATATTTTTTGGATCGTTGTCTGCCATAACCGTTATTGATTTGCGCTACTGAATTTTGCTAAAATTTTGCCTATGTTTCCTGGTATTCTTAGTTGAATACCGGCTTTTGGTTTGAGTGTTCCCTTGAGTCCATTGGCCTGAGCAATCACCCACCACAGAGTAGGGTCTTTGTAAAAGTGGTTTGCTAATGTATCTAAGAAGTCTTCTGATGAGGGATAAATATATGAGTCGGTCGGGTCAACTGGTATTGACGGATAGGTGGTTGTTCGGAAAAATCTTTTTCCATCGTAACGGGTTCCTATGTTAGAATTTTTTGTATATCTGTTCATGATTCATCTTCTACTCTAAATTCTACCGGAGAAACAAAATAATGATCGCCGTCAACGATGGAACGTTTCTTTTCCATGATGGACATGTTGATGGTTATGTCAACAACATTTGGAAGTTGGAGTGAGTAATTATTATTATCTAAATATCCAGCCAATGTGTCATTTCCGCCACGTGAGTTTTTTATTCCACTCAAATAAGAAAACGATGACCCATATCCCCTCTGGGTTTCCCATGTTGCATGTTCTGGAATAACAACGCCAATGGAGTTAAGGACGCATGGTTGATCAACATACATATCGCCTATTCTAACTGTGACCATTGGGGGATACATAAATTGATTAGATGTATCTGTCCCTTGTGTGTATTTGCTCGGCCTAGACAAGCCGACTAAATAATTTATTCTCTTCCACATTGGAACCAATTCTTTGAGACTATTGGCATACACTGTAAAAGAAAAATTTGACTGTCTGGTAAATCCCTTATAAACATACAATTTATCGGCACGACCGATATACGATACTTCGTCCCAGTCAGGACTGTGCATATCATTTAAACTATTGATTGTGGCTCTAAACGGAATGTATTTGCTATTTACTAAATCATAAAAGTAGAAGAAAATAATATCCTTTGAATCAGTCTCACCAACTTTCATTAATAATTCTTTTGGAACATCGTTTCCAGAATCGCCTCCGCGCGATCCAGTAAATGGTAATAGTGTATTATATATGTCCTCTGTTCCAACCGACTGGCCTCTCAACGGAGCTTTAGAAAATCCCCGTGCATCAAGGGTAAGTGTGTCCTTTAATTTCTTTGTAAAATTGCTTGGTGAACTAATATCGTTAGGAATATCTGTGTATGTGGGAAATTTACCACCGTCATTTACACCGTAGGCGCTAACCGTTTTCAATTGTTCCAAAGATTTACCATCTGAATTGATAGAAAATTCAACAATTGCCTTTTTTAGCTTCTCTATCTGATACGCTTTAATATTTTTCTGTTCATTTACCGCAGATGTTTTATCCGAACCAAGTCTCGTTTCATCGGCCTTACTCGTTTTGTTGGAGTTTTTAGTATACCAACCATCCGTATTTTTTCCTGGAAAATATCTATGAACAGAACTTACGGGAATACCACCAAACTTTAGTTGTATAGGCCCACCGGTCTTACTACCAAAAAGTGAAGATTTTATAGTATCAAAAAATCCTGTAGATTGTGATCCAGGAGCAGATCCAGCCAAACTTTTCAGTGACAGTAAATTTCCAGAATCTCTTAGAAATGTGTCGTATACACCGCTATCCTTTGTATATTCCGGACGAATTTCCCAACCGCCCGTGGAGTTGGAGAGTGTGCTAGGAATCATACTCTTCAGTTTTTTAACAAGATTACTTGCTAATCCAGAAAGAAACCCTCCCTTATTTTCAGAGTCTTTTTGAATCCATATAGTCCCAAATCTCTCACTTGCATTTTTTCCTGTCTCTCCACGAATCAACCCCTTATTGGAAACTCCTGATACACTAACAGTGGTAGACAAAACGTTTCCTGTGGCAGTTCCTATGGGTTTTGCGCCCATCTGATTCTGTGCTTGAAGTCCTGCCAAACTCAACAGAGATGTTGCCAGAAAGTTTCCTACACCGCCAGAAGTTGCTAAATATCTTGTTGGTCTTTCAATCAAACCAAATGCTCCAGGTCTCGCGGTTGCACTCACCACACTTAATGGATTATATATTCTTGTTTCATTAAATGCGTTTGCCGTCTGTAAAACATACTGCTTACCGATGTATAGCAGACCCGTTCCGCTTGCCATGAACTTAGTAACTCTCTTTACATCCCTAACCGTCGATCCTTCTGGAAAAGCTTGGGAATCATATTTGGTTAAGTTCTTTGAAAAATTAGAATCAGTCAACTTTGTCCAAACGTAAGGTTGTTGGCTCCCAAATTTTATACCTTGACCACCAGCATCCCACGGAGAAAACTTATTATAGATACTGTTCGACTTCGCATCAAAATTAGCCACTCTTTGATCAGGAGTTAGTCTAATAATTGGTGCGGTTGGGTCGGATGACATTATGATAATGTTTGGTTACATGGTATAAATATAACCAAGTGGGAATTATCCATCAACCCTTAGCTATGGTTGAAGATACTTTTCTACCATCCATATTGACTGAAATTCCACCTGATTTCATCAAATTAATAAGTTCATCGAGTTTGGAGATTATTCCTTGATTATCGCTTCCCACTGAAACGGTTCCATCCTTTGATACCGATCCGCCCAATCGCAGGGCCGCTTCTGTCAGTCTATCTATTGCCGACTGTAGGCCATCAAGATTCTTTATTTCAACTATACTGGAAACTGATGATTCAACCTTTGATGAAATTTCTCCACCAATTGAACTAGCTACATCCTTGACTCCACCAAAGAGTTTATTGACAAACGGAATTTTCTTAATAAATTCCCATGCTCTTGTAAAAGGGGAACAAAGAAAATCAAATATCATCCCACCGACTGAGGATATTCCTTTTACGATTAACAACCCAAGTTGAGACGGCGAACTTCCAAAAAAAGTTCCTGTAAGCCAATTCCAAACATCAACGAACGGTTGGATTAATACATCGTATAAAATAGAACCAACGGATGATATTCCACTAACTATTAATGATCCAAGATCGGTAAATGGAATTTTCTTAATAAGTTCCCACACCGTCTTAAACGGTGAGAGTATAGAATTAAGAATCATTCCACCGA